GCAGGATTAGCAGAACTAAAGTTATGAGTTGAACTTAATAACTCACCTAAAAAAGAAGTACACATTGATTGGGTATTTGCCATGATTTATCCTAAAGTTGCACCGATCAAATCGGTAAAGGGTGTTTTCTTAAGAGTAACATGGGCAGAACGATGCACAAGCTCACCGTCTAAGTAATACTCATCCCAAGTTGTATATTCAATGTCGTTATCTACACTGCCAAATTTATGTTCTAGCAATGAATCGTCCATTTCGCCTTTGGTCGTCGTGATTAACATTATGCAATCCTTAAAATAGCTGAATTACTAGATGCAATTGGAAATTGTACTGTAAAAGAAGAAATAGATTGTTTTGTAGATCCAAAGTCAAGCACAAAAACAGATGGATTAGTTGTGCCGTTGTTAAGATATACCAAACATCCTCTTACAGATAATGACCCATACCATGTAGCATTTGCAAATGATAAGTAAATCGTATCATTAGAAGTATCTATTGTAGGTACTTGGCTAATAGTTAAAGCTTGACCCCCAGCCGTATAACCCGTTCCAGTTACTTCTCCCGCAGAAGTGTACGCAGTTGTATACTGATTTAATGTAGCCGAATTGTTGTAAAGAGCTATGTTATACGTCTGAGTTGTGCCTGGTCCAAAGTTAAATACCCCGTCGAGTAAACCTTGTTTAAATGAATCGCATGTCCAATTTCCTGTGAATGCCATTAGGTCACCGCCTGTCTATATTGACCAGAACGGTAAGCATCTTGACGTTCAAGCGCATCACCAAGACGTTTAGCTTCTGCAAGTGCTTCTGTATACTTTGAGTTATACAATGTAATAATATCTTGTTCGCCCTTCATAAATGTATAAGCTTCAACCAAAGAGCCATAAAGAAGTACGGAATCATAATTATCACCTAGCCACGTTGTGCCTGTAGAGTTAGCTACTGTTAGTACAGGAACTGAAAAACCTCCACCTGAACCTCCAATACTATTAGAAGAAACACTAATACTATCTCCAACTATATAGTAACAACCGCCGCCTGTGATAGTTATAGAAGTTACAACATTGTTTGATACTACAACAGTAGCTGTGGCTGAATTACCTGTACCACCTGTAATTGGTACATCATAATATGTACCATTAATATAACCAGAACCTGGAGTAATATTACCAAGTGTTGTAATAACACCTTGAATGATTGATGGTGGATAATAGTAATAATGCAGTTCTACGTTATAGCTTTGGTCTGGAGTAGGACCAAGAATAAATGCCAGCTCATTAACATTAGAAGATTGTGGTCCAAAAAGAGCATAGTATTGTGGTAATCCACTGTATGCATTTCCCGGATTAGGATAGGCTGCACGAATAAAATTAACGTCTTTATTAAGCAAATAGTTATAGTTACCTGATGAGTCAATAACTGCTAAAGAGTAAACAGATAAAAAATCATTAGGACAAGCTAAATATTTAATATTAGCAGTAGTTATACCGAATGCATTTGATCTTAAAGACGGGAATTGAATCGTATTGTAAATGCGTTGTTCAGCCTGCTCTATGAACCTGTTAATCTGAGTTGATGTTGACTCAGTGGTTCCATCAGCAAGATAAATAACAGGGAACTGATTTTCAGTATATCCCTGTATTGCAGTTACAAGTTCTTGATATGTCACGCCATTGGTCCCCTAGACATCACACCACGTTCAGCTGCGCCTGTACCACGAATTTTAATACCTTCAGTCTTGATCTTATCGTCATGTCCAATAGATACGCCACCATTAAGTGGTGTCCAATTTTTACGGGTTGGTATTTCAACAGCCATGCCAATCATTGGATGCTCAGGATTTTTTTCAATAGCATCAGCACCAAATTTTTTACCTGTCATGGTATGTGGCGGTGCATACTCTGCAGCTGGGCCGTCGGTCTTGTTCCTGCTGATTTTTACAGAAGGGCTATCTTTTTTGGTTGCAGGTACATTTTTAGCCATTATTTTTTACCCCCTTGATTAGCAACTTTAGCTAGATTACGACCCATAGTTTGCATATTGCCACCATTGGTTAAACCGCCTTTAGCCATTTTCTTCATGGGCATACCACCTTTTTTAAGAGTGATTTTAGTATGCTTACCAGGATGCTCTTGAGCATCGTGTTCTTTAAAAGCTTTTTTAATCATGGCTTTATCTTGAGCCAAATCACTATCCATCTCTTTTTTTGCCATGATAACTCCTTATGTTGTGGCAATTGTAACCGTACCTAATGTAATCTTCAATGCTAAATTATTGGGTGTTAGCCCGGCATCATTACTTCTAGAACCCCCAACAGGATTCCAGCCCCATTGAATAATTCTACTACCAGCTTCTGGAAACCCAACTCCTGTATCTGCAGTTGATCCGCTGTTCGAAGTTTGCAATCCGCTATTTCCTGATACTTGATAGCTATTATCCCGTCTAGGTTCTCTGACTGCTTGTGGGTCATTGACTGGATACATACCAAGTTGCAACTGGGGATGATCTGGGTCCCAGCAAGACTGGCAAACTTTAATAGAATAAAGCTTGGTTTTAATGACTTCTTTTTTAAGTTCTTTTAGTTTGTAGCGTTGACCACATCTGTCGCATTCGGCAATCGCATATTTACCAGAAGCATATTTGGTAGGCATTTAAGCACCTCAATAAAATAGCTGCCGTGGCACATAACGATCTGCGGCTTTATCTCGGTCTTCTTGAGACGCAAGTAGCCATTGCTGTTCGTAATCTGCTTTAAGAAACGCAACCCGTTCTGGAGGTATTTCAGGCTTCTTAATGGCAATATAGTATGCTAGTCCAGCAACCAAACAAGGGATAAGCCTAAATGGAATATCTTCTATGTTTACACCTGTGCCCGCATCTTGTAGTCTGCGAAGACGCCAATAGACAAATGTATAGTTTCCTCCAGCATCAGGGGTAGGCCAAACATTAATACATGGAAGATTTTGTTGTATTACTGCGGCTCCAGAATTATGTAAAGCTGCGGTTGTGCCGTTTTGCCCTCTCCAGCAATTGGTAAGTACATTCCCTATAACATTGGTATAACTGATAATTTCATTGTCTATCTGTATAAACCCTGTAGTGGCTAACCCTACTACGCTGCTGAGTGTAATAGAAGTATCTGTAGCCAGAACTGTACTAGCAACTGTTATGCTGGTTGTGTTTGTCTGCGCTGTTTGGCGGTTGATCCATACTTGGATCGGTCTACCATTTGCAAGTTTATTTGGGATTGTCGAGTAGGTAGATTCAGATATCCTTGTGATGTTGATATCAGTTTGTGTACTCGCAGTTCCATTATTTTGTCTGACGACATGGTCTAGTAAATCAATCGTATCTGATGGGAGTGGGTAAATAGCTTGATTAGAATTTAAAGCAATTGCGCCCTCTTGGATAGTCCAAAGGTTAATACCGCGATTAGCCCACTCAATAGTTAATAAATTTAGAGAACGAGTTCCTGTACGAAACTCATATCCCGTGCGAATTTCAAGCCCGGCGCGTTCATACGCCTCCTCCATTATTTCAACTAATGCGGGAGTGAATGAGGCGGAGCCGGACGTATATGCCATTATGCTTTATCAGGTGTAACAACTACTTCAGATTCGGCATGATCTGGTTCTTCTGTGTGTTGCACGGGTTCAGCAACTACTTCAGGTTCAGGCACAACAGAATTAACATGGGCATCAAACAAATCATGTAATTTTTGGGTTGCATCAAGTGTAGTCCCATACATGTTCTGTTCGACTTGCATCATATGCTTAATAATTCTTAGTAGATGACCTGCGTTTTCTTCTACATGATCTAGTAGACTCATTTTTTCTTCCTTGTTTTAGCTGATTGGATAAAATCTTCTTTACTAGGAGCGCCTTTACTCCCGACTTTTCTCATGTGCTCACCCGACCCAGCCGCTATCCTTTTTTGCTTCGCATGGATATTGGCATAAAGACCGGGAAGCCCGCCTTTTTTATACATTTCGACATCATTCGGATCGTCCTTACGAACGATCTTCTTTTTGCCTGGCATTTTAGATGGGCTCATTGCACCCATCCCGCGACTAGACATCATTTCTTGCCGTGAGCCATTCCACCGCCACACATAGACTTAACATGCTCATGGAACTTTTTATGTCCAGCAGCGTGTTCGCCGTATGTTTTGTGATGATGACTATGGTCACCTTCTTCCAAATTTTCCATCATATGCACATTGTGTGTATGTGGTGGGCTTGACTCTTTCATGAGTGGGGGATGATCCATACCTTGCTTCATAATAACTCCTTAACAAAATCTACCTTTAGTTTTACCTTTTTGAGCAATGCCATCTCCACGAGAAGATGCCATGCCACCCTTTTTAGCTCCTGGAGCTCTAGACTTATAGTTATCAGAAGTTGCTCTATTAGCTTCTCTTCTTTGCTCTACTGCCATCCTACCGCTAGGAGTAAAAGTGTCTTTTAAATAACTACCAATACTTGAAGTTACCTTACCAATTTTTTCAGCGGCTGCTTTTCTATTTGCGGCGGCTTCTTCTGACGTAGGAACATTAGGATTAGTAGAAGTTTTCTTAGCTGGTTTTGCTTCTTCTTTGGGGGCTGGAGCTTCTGCTTTAGGCGCAGGTTTAGACTCTGCTTTGGGGGCTGGAGCTTCTGCTTTAGGCGCAGGCTTACTAGAAGCACTTCCGTCTCTACGCTTTAAATTTTGCTGAGCATTTAAATAATCACGAAGATTATCATAAGGAGAAGCGGCTAATTGTT